TTAAGAATCCTCCAAGCACCATCACAGTTTCTAATAGAAAGCGTTTCAGGCTCTACATCATACTTTGTATTAGTATATTCTAAGACTATTGAACTAGATATAACATTAGGTGTTGTTTTAATTAAGATCTTATCTCCGCTATGAACAAGATCACATAATCTGTATTTATTTGTTTCGTCTATCTTTGCAAATCTTTCTTTTAAAGTATCTCTGCTTCTTCTTTCTAATTCCATTTCAGCAATTTCTTGATGAACAGTTTTGAAAATTTCATCTTCATTTGCACCTGATAAAACAGTTTCCCATGTCATAGGAAAGCATTTAAAAGACTCATATTTTTTTACTTCAACCATTTTTAACTCCTGTATTGTTTTATTATTAAGTATCATAACTACAAGAGTATAACACATATAACATGTATAGTGCAAGTGTTTTTAAAATAAAAAAGCCCCACGACTGTGAGGCTTAATTATCAGAGTGTTTAAACGCTTTACGCTTCGACCATATCGCTCCGACATACGCCGCAAAAAGGAGTACCTTTTTCAAAAGTAGTCCTGCTCATGCGTACAATATATCTAAGGTTGTTATTGGAATACCTAACAGCTTTATTAGCGCAAGAAGGGCATTCTACTTTGATCTGTCTGGTAGACTGCTTCTTTCTGCCTATCTCATAGTTAAGCTTCTTATGCGGATACTTACCAATCTTCTTTTCAATCTTTTTAATAGTCTCAACAAGCTCTGGGGTTTCTGTGGTAGCTGTCATTCTGCCTGTAAGGCCGCAAGCTAAAGCCATCTTACGAAATACTGAGCCATGGCCATGCTTACAATCATCTACAGCGTGGATTAATTCGTGAACAAGTACGCCGCCAACTCTGCCAACGTCTTTCTTATCAAGGCATGGATTAATAAAGATCTCATTTACGTTAGCATCTGATGCCCTTCTAGCAAAACATACGCCGATAGTCTTGTATCCCTTTCTTGCTCCGCCCTTTGGAGGATATCCTACACTAATTTTAACCTTTCTTAAATCTAGATCAATACCTGCTGGCTTAAATACCATAGTCTTTAAAGATCTTGCCATTAGGTTTAACCATGTTTCTCTGTTTAACTTTTTCATTTTTAACTCCTGTTGTTTGTATTTGTTTGTCATAACTATAACAAACCTAATACATATAACAACACCATGCAAGCAAATAATAAAAATAAAAAAAGCCCTCAAAAATCTGAGGGCTTTTTATGAGACGACTGCTTAGTTATGATGCGGAGCTAAGGCTGTGAGCCTACAGCCGCCTGTAGTTAGTTAGTGAATATAAAGTATATCAAGTGACATAAAAAGCCGAATATAGTCCAATATACAACGAAATTACCTATCTTGTGAATCATTGCCAATCTCCTTTGCTTCTTCTATAAGCCAACTTAAATCAAAAGGAAGGCCTGATGCTTTAGTTATTCCGACTGTAGTATTGTATTCAATCTTTCTTAGCATCTGGAGCATCATAGGATACAGCCTGATCATCTTTTCAATCTCTTGACCTGCTTCCAGAGCTTCTTCTCCCTGCTCCTTAGCCATAGATGTCTTACCCTCAAAAATAATGTCTTTATATATTTTTTTCATTACTTGCCTCTTTAATTTATTTTGCAACATTTTTTATTTTTTTTGCCGCTATTACATGGACAAGGGTCATTCCTTCCAACCTTAATAGATTCTCTGCGGATTGTTTTCTGATCTTTAAGATATTTATAGTATTTACCCCAACCTCCAATTTTTCGGATAAATTCTCCACTATGCTGTTTTTTTGTGTTGTGCATTACTTACCCCTTTTGTAATTAACAACAGTAATGTAATTAGAATAAAAAACATATCCTTTAATTACTTTGTTGTGTGCTTCTTTAACAACCTCTAACCCCTCACAAGAGTTAACTAAAGTAGCTATCCTCTTTTCAAACTTCTTAATATCCTGCTTAATAAAGTCCTGATGAACTTTGTATTCAATAATAAAATCTCCATCCGCATACTGCCTGATAAGCTCTATAGTTCTTGCTATGGACAACCCACAGCCAAGAGAACGGCCGTAGGTTGTTCCATCAATAACTTCCTCAGCATCTACGTCAATGCCTCTGTTTAGGAATAGCTCTTTAATTATCATTATCTTATGACCTCTTGCAAATAAAATCTTGTCCAAAGCCATCTAACTCTGCAAAATACTTAATAAAGTCTATTGTTCTTGCATAGCTTTTTATGGTTAAAAAATCACGAGGCTCTGCATGACTCATGTTTAAATGCCCTAACACTTCAAACTCGCTCCATCCTTCTTCGCCTCCTTCGTAGCAGATAGCGCCGCTCTGGTTTACAGTAATTGGCAAAACAGTTTCCTCTCCATTTTTATCATTTACTGTAATAAATGCTCCATAAATATTGTTTCCTAACCAACCTTGCGTATATGGCTCATGCTTTAAAACGTTAACGCCTGCCCACTCGAAGGCTTTTCCAATCTCGTTTGCTATCTTCATTGTATGTTGATTCCAAGTATTGTCTTTCATTTTTAACTCCTGTTGTTTGTTTTCTAGTATCATAACTAAAACAATTATAACACATCTAATATACACGATGCAAGAAAAAAAATGAATAATATTTAAAATTATTTTTAAGGTAAATTAAAATAGGTAAAAATGACTAATATATCGGCATATAAACAAAAATGGTTTGAGTTTATGAAGTATGATCCTCATATAGGCCAGCAAAAAGTTCATCAAGCTTTAGAAAATATTAGATTTGTTGTAGCTTGCTGTGGCAGGAGGTGGGGAAAGTCTATGGCGGCGGCTAAAGAAGCGGAGGCCTTAGTATCTCAGCCGAATAAAAATATATGGATTGTTGCGCCAACGTATTCAACTTCTGAGAGGATATTCAGGATAGTCTATGACGACCTTATAATTAAGCATAACCTTCCAACGCTTCGGAAATCGTTAAATGACCAATATATTGAATTTGAATGGGGTTCCAGAATAGAAGGAAAATCAGCAGAGCATCCTGAGTCCCTTATTGGGGCAGGAAATGACCTGATAATTATTGATGAAGCCAGCAAGATGAATCTCAAAAAAATATTTGAGATGTATTTGCGCCCCACTCTTTCAGATACCAAAGGCAAATGCTTAATGATAAGTACACCTGAAGGCTATGATGCTTTCTATGAGTATTTTTTGTACGCTAAAAAAGCTGAAATGTGGGACTCATTTAATTCTCCATCGTGGGAAAATCATCATAGCTTTCCTCTTGGAGAGAAAGACCCTGATTTAATAGAAGCAAAAGAGTCTATGACGAAAGAAGTGTTTGATCAGGAATTTAAAGGTGAATTTACGGCTCTTTCTGGTCGAGTATATGGAGACTTTTCAAGGAATACGCATGTAGGGAATTATCCTTATAATCCTATGCTTCCTGTATATTTGGGCGTGGATTTTGGCTATCGTATGCCAGCCTGTATTTTCTTCCAAACAGGCAAGCTGGGGGAGAGGGGAGAAGACCATATTTTTATTATTGATGAAATCTTACACGAAAAAAACCTAAAGATATCTAAATTATGCGAAGCAATACAGGCTAAAAACTATAGGATTGCTAGAGTATTTGGTGATCCAGCAGGCTATCAAATGCAGTCTTCTGTAGGGATGGGGGAAGCTGATTTGTTTAGACAGCTTACAGGTTGGCCTGTTATTAGTAGAAGGGATAAATACAGTAGATCAATACAATCAGGGATAAGTCATGTTAGAAGTTA